AGCATCAGCAACATCAGCAGTCTTCAAACTTTGTTTTAACTCTGAAGTATTCAGTTGTGGACTCTTAGTTGTATCAATTTCAACTTTATGTGTTAGTTGGATTTCCATTTTTGTAGGCATGCTTGTTCCACCCTCCCTTAATGATTCGTGAGTTCCCCCAACTAATTTCACGGTGTCCATAGGTAATAACTTTAATTCGAAGTCTTTTGCTTCAGCAGAGTTGGGTTTTGGTATGTCAGCTTTAATTAATTGTTTAAGTGCTGCTGTCAAGGAAGGAAAACCAGCACTTTTCAACTCTGTAGTTAATCCAATTATATCCTCACCTAACTTTAAAAATCTATTTGAGCTCGTATCTAATTTTGAGATAACTTCAACAGTGTGTTCAGGGAATTTACCTAATTTATTACCATACGCCTCCATTTTCTCAGAAAAGTTTATTGCAAAATCCTTCATACTCGTTTTACCTTCACTAACATCTGTCAACATTTGTTCAAATGTACCAAATAAATCTTTTCGTATGTCCTCAGTTTTCAAACCTGGTGCTTCTCCCATTCTTGGTATTAATGCGGCTAATCTTCTTTGTGCATTTTCAAATTCGGTTACTGCTGGGGTTCCAGCCATTGCATAACCAGTTCTATTTGCCAAGGTTTCCATAGATTTTTCAATTGATTTTAGTGTTGTCAATTGGTCTTTTGCTAAGTCCTCGGCCGTTTTGGGTTTCATTATTTCTTTCAACTTATCGGGGTCTTGTCTGAACTTCTCTAAAGCTTGATCTATACCCAAGTTTTCACCATCTAGTCTAATCCTCATATCACCACCCTTTCCGATTTCAGAAATACTTGCGATAAATCTTTGTTCCTCTTCCGAAAATTCACCACCAAATCTAATTTTTTTCATTTTCTCGTCAACCTCTTTCGAACTCAATGCAAGTTTGGCCAAAGAACCCTGAGTCATTCCTAATTGGTCTTCAATCTCTCTTAATCTTCTTTTTTCACCTGGTAATATTTCGAATGTACCATCCGCTTTCATCTTCACAAAACTTTTACTCATTTGTTCGAGTTGTTTTTGAAGTTCTTCAGGGTCATTTTGTGACAAATCCATTAACCTCAGTGGGTCTAATAAGTCTGATTGTGCAACACCCAATCTTTGCATAGCTGCAGCAACTTGTATCGCACCCTCTGGATTGAAAACTTTTTCAGCTAAGTTTAGAGTTTCTTTCATATCAAATCTCAGAGAGGTTGCATGTGCTGCCATCCTAGCTAAACCTTCAGTCCCACCCTCGAAATTAAATTTGTTAAGTGTACTCATATTGTTTAACATAGTATCAATCACCTCACTAGCATTCACACCAAGCTTTGCACTTACAGCTAAAGCTTCATTCACTTTATCACCCATTTGGTAAACAGAAATACCAACATCTTTGAAATTAGTTACAACAGTACTTATTTCTTTGTTGGTTTGTGTTGATAAGGCATATATTTCTCTGAAAGAATCTGAAGTTAAAACAACATTTCTTTTTAATGCTTGTGAAACACCTAATTGTGCGTTTTCAATATTTGAAAATTCTCCACCCAATTCCACAACACTTGCTACAGCGTCACTCATTGTACTTCTGATGTCAACCATTCTTTCCCTACCAACACCAAATGTTTTCAAAACATTTGTGGAAGATACCTCAGTGTCGTATAAAACTTTTCTAATCTTACTTTCGTCAAAGTTTGTATTAACATAGTCCAAAAACTTATCAAACCAAGGTTTTAAACCTGAGTCAAATATTTTTTGGAAAAAATCACCTCCTGGGTTTGTATCTGGATTAGGTCCTGCCATAAAATTCTTTTATTTATAAATACAAAAAGGACTGATTTATTTTTCAGTCCTCATTAGTGTTAACTTCTATGATTTTATTGATTAAATATTTTCTCACATAGGTAGGTATAGTATTAAATTCTGTATAAGATATTCTAAGATGTTTAGCCAACAAAAAGAATTCATCCAACAAATACTTACTATAACTAGAAGAAAGGGCGAAAAAAGTCGACCCCAAATGTGACATTGAATGTCACCAGTTCTCCTGATGGGGCTTTTACTGTTTTTCTTAAGTCTAAACTTGGTGTATTGTCTTTAACAAAGACTCTAAGGAATTTGGAATCCATAATTGGCATAGTCTCAACATATGTGGATATCATTCCTCTATCATCGTTCCCATTTATTGAAACTATCATTTTATTAAGTCTCCAAGTAATAATTGGGGTAACTCTACCTTGTGGGTAATTCTCCGATAAACTTTCCAATTCATTTGATTCACCAATAGTAAGTGGTTTAACTTTTAAGGTGTCACCACTTCTAGGTAACTTAATTGTAAATGTTCCATCTTCGTCAGGTTTGTATTCACACTTAGTTAAATTTAATTCATCTAATAATATTGTAACCTCAAATGATTTTTCTGTTCTTGGGTCAACTAAACTCAAGGTGTATTCAGGACCGAATGAAGTGTTTCTCAGAAAAATTAAAATAGCTTGAATATCACTTTCTAATAACTCGTCAGGTTTAATGTCGTGTTCATAGATTTTATTCCTCAACAAAGAAATTATTACATTGTTGTTAGAATTTCTGGCATTCACCAATAAATTTTCATCACTTGCAGTAAGGTATCCAACTTTGATTGACTTTTTTTTACTTTTATAAAAAATACCATTCGTAGGTAGTTTTACTACATCATGCGGTAAATTAAAGTTCGAGGTTGCCGCTTCTAATAATTCTCTGTCCATATTTTTTTTCTTAAAAGATACACCTTCTTAATTCTATGTAAATAAAAACCCCACACATTATTGTATGGGGTTATAAATTCTTATATATTTCTTTTAGTAAACTAAAATACAACGGTCAGGTCTCAATGTAATTTGAATTGTTGCTAAAGCATCTTGTGCATACCCTAAGTTACCAAAGTTTGAAGAAGTTATAAAACAACCTTCCATAATCCATTTTTCAACTACTACACCTGTTGGGTCTAACATTTCCAAATCAACATTTCTTTTATAACCAGCGGCATAACCCATACGACCTGTTACAGACTCAGCACACAAACGAATCCATTCCATAATTGCTTGAGTTGCGGAAGGTCCGATTGGGTCTCTCAATGTCACATTTATAGTACCCCAAGTAAACCTACCAGCAACATATGTTTCAGTGTTTAGGAAAGGGATTGGTGTACTATTAACAGTTATTGTTGGTCTTGAAGCGGATTCAACAAACCATTCATTAATACCTAATGAGGAAGGAAATCTCATAATAAACCTATTCTGTCTTTTCGGCTCATAAGGTATGGGCATTTTCATCAATAAATCAGCCATCGTATATCTTTTTAAATTTTAATCTTTATTTTTATTATAAATATCTATTTGTAATTTTTTTTCTATTGACTTTTAAAAACAAAATAAATATTATTATACTAGAACTAGTTTTATATAATTATTATATTAATTTATTTAATATTTTTCTTATTATAGTCTCTAGTTGTAATTCTTCTTCATCTGGTTTATATTCTTTTTTCTTACCTCCGTGTGTTGAAAATATTTTAACACCCTTTATACCTTTACTCATTGCCTCAACATTTCTGGGGTCGTCATCAGAAAAACCAATAATCGGAACAAATTTATTTTTAATGTTGTTCACGATTTTTGATGAAAGTCTTAAATTTAATTTTTCTGCTTGACCTTGAACATATTTTATAAATCGATTCATTGCATCAATTTTAGCAATTTCTGGTTTTGTTGCAGAACCTTTACCATATGACACGGGATAATATCTGTTCATTTTCAAATATTTCATTATTTCAGTTTCCTTGTCACTAGGTTTTTCTTGAGCATTTTCTCTCATTTTTACTAATGAATCATATAACTTATCAGAATCAATTCCACCTCTATTTGTGTCTATAAGTTTTTTTATTCCAATCATTAACGTTGAAGGTCTATGCCCTCTTGCTGTGATGATTGCAAATAGTGAACCATTATTGATTGCTTCCACTAAATCAGACCATGCGGCATTTTTAGCTAATTTAGCTGACATAATGTCCTCTAAAAACTTTTCATCTCCTTTAGTTCCAAAATCTCTGAATGGATTTGGTGCAAAGTCAACAATTTTAAAACCATTATAGTCAAATGGTTTTACTCCAATTTCAGTTCTGTACTCAGCAAAATCCTCAGTTCCCATACCAACTTCTTCTCCATCATCATCTAATAAATAAATTTGTGTTGGCATATACATTAAGTTGTCATCCCAATCAAAAGCATAATATTTCATAGGAATTTCTCTTTCCTCAAACTCTCTCAATAATTTTATAATTGTATTTCTCATACTATTAAATATGTCTTAATTAAAAAAGGGGGAGATTTTGTCTCCCCCATAATTATTATCAAATTTTAGATATTCTCAAATGATGCACCTGTTGGTGTTATGAAGAAAGTAATA